AAAAGTTTTGAAATGCTCCCCCTATTTGTCCAAATAAAAAAGATGTTGATAACAACAGTCCAACCAATAATTTCTTCATTTTTATCTCCAAATAAAAAGTTCTCTACATCTATAAATATTCTATAGTGTAGAAATATTTTATTTATAATTTAATTTGTATCAAATCTTACAACAAATGCCAAAGCTAATTCCTTTTCATTTTTTATAGGCTTGGCAGTTTTACCAATAGCTAACAACTCATTCTCATCATTATATAATCCTATAGTAGAAACATAAGTATTAAAATCAGAATGTGATGCTTGTCCTATTAACTCAGTACCTATTTCATAGCCAGCTGTTTTCCAAGAACTTGTTGCATAACCTATAAGTCCATATTCAAATGTATCATTTGGTGTACGAGCATGTAATGTAGGTTCAAATCCAGATATTGCTACACTACCACTTCCACCTTTTTTAAGACTTTTATTAGTTGAATACTGAAATTCATTTTCGTCAACTATACATACATATTCTCTTTCATATATTGTTTGAGTAGAATCGAACTTTATAGTAAATCCATCTGAACCACTATTTCTTCCAACTTCTTTATACGAACCTGTATTTGTTATTACTGCGAATCCGTCACTATAAAACATATTCCCAACAACACTACCACTTCCATTTGCTGTAGGAGCTCCTTGAGCATAACTTGAAGAAAATGCTACATCATAAAAATTTCCATAACCATCATCTTGTAATATAATTGTACTTGCTGTACTGTCGTCTGTAATTCTAACTGAATAAGGTCTTATTCGTTCTCCGTATAATCTCTGAGGTACTGATATAACTGTAGCTGTATTGTGTAATTGTCTTGTATACGGTCTTCGTAAGTTATACGTTCTTCTATTAGTACTGTTATCTAACTTAGATAATGGTTCAGTATAAATATAATCGAGAACAGCGTCTGAAGATGAAGGTACCCCTCGTATATAGTCAATATAACCATTCATTTGTTTTATATCTCTATAATATAATGTGTTTATAGTTTGATATGTAGGTACTCTAAAAAATTTACTTGATGAAATTACTTTAGTTTCCGCAGTACTTGTATCAAAATTATACAAGTTTGTATCAGTCGGTTTATCAATACCTACTGCATAAAGGCCATTTCCACTATCCGATTCTGTGAGGGTATATGTTTTATGTGTTTCGAATGAGGATACTAAAACATCTTCTGGTTCAAGATTTTTCTTGAATGACATTTTTGAACCCCTTTAAAAATCAAGTTTTACTTTGATTAAGGCTTCCCTTGATTTTGATTTAATAATAGGTCTGCTTAATTTAGCTATTGCTAATAACTCATTTTCATTATTATATAGACCAACGGTTGTTATAAAAGTCTTAGGATCAGTAGACAATCCTGGTATAATTCTTTTAACACCAGATACTGACTCTGTATAAAAAGTTTCATTTGTAGTAGCGTTAAATTCTTTTGCTGTAGCTCTTACAAAATAATGTCGTGATGTAATTTCTTCTTGTCTTTTCGCTTGAAAAGAAGCTCCGACTTTAACAGCATTAGAAAACAGTCTAGCATTTCTATCATCACTATTTGAATTAGTCAATGTAGAAAGACTTAACGGAGCCCGTGCTAATTTAAGAGGATTTAATAATAAAACACCCAAAGAAGGATAAAATACTCCATAAGAACCGTATGTTGAAGATTCCGCGGATGCTGCTGTTTCAATCGTAGTTCCACCACTTAACGAACCACTAACTATATTATATTCAGGAGCAAAATTTCTTTGGTTTGTATTACCACCTTTGTTTGTACTTGAATCATCAATTAATTTAATTGTATGAGTTCCGGCATTTAAATGTAATTCCCAACCACCTGGTTCCAAGTTTTCTCTAATTCGTGCTCGATTTAATGTTAATGCATAAATTAGTTTTACATCTGTTTTACTACTAAATGTAAAATCTGATGTTTGGGGTGGATTTATTAATTGATTGAATTGACCATAAACAGCTTGAGTAGCTCTATCACCTGTAGATCCCACTAAACCTAATGAACCACTACCTTCTCTGTGTCCGAAAGCTACACCGAATTGAACAGAAGCTGATGCGTTATTAGCTGGATCGTATCTATATAAATCAACATTATAATCACCAGTATTTGTATATTGTGTAGATGACGTAAAAAATGTAGTTATACTGGATGCACCATCTTGGAATACTCCAGAAGTAACGATTGCTACATCAGCTATTTTATCATCTGTTGTTAAAGCTTTAAACATTATTTGATTCTCCTAATAATCTCATTTATGGCATATCGAATGTAGGGCCACCACCAGTATATCCTCCAGTGCCTCCAGTGCCACCAGTGCCACCAGTACCACCTAAACCACCTGTACCACCGTCATCTTCACCGTTCGGCTCTGGTCCTAATGGGTCAGTAACAGCCGCTTCATCTTTCTTAACGGATACTGTTACAACATTAGTTATACCAGAATTTACACCTATTATTGTAACTGTTGTAGTAGCTGCCACAGTAATAGATTGAGCTACAAGTGTGATAGTCTTTGCAGTTTGTGTTTTTGCTGAAGGTACAGCTTTGAATTTTACTACATTAATATTATCAATTGTAAAAGTATAGACTTCCGCTGGAGCTCCTATAGTAGTTGGGCTAATAGCGATTTCCGCGTTTGTATCAACACCGGTATATGAAAGTTGTGCGACTGATACTTTAGCACCAGCTAAAGATTGATTTACAAGATGACTGTTAAAAAGTCGTCTATTTGGTGAAGCCTCTAATAAAGACATATTTTCTATAGCTGCACCATAAGAATCAGTTCCATTAGGATGAGTAACATCATATAATGTATAATCAATTTCTTCATCACTTAGAGCAAATTTGGTAATATTAAAATTACCACCCTGTGAAAGTATTTGACGACCTCTTTTCGTTAAGATAGCGTCTACTGTTACACTTGAATTGTCTAAAAAGCCCATATTGTATCTCCAAAATTTATAATTGTATATAACTTCACTAAAAATAAATATCTATATTCTAAATTTTTAAACATTTTAATTACTCTGTATCTACTACAGTTAAGTAAGCATCTGTAGCATCAACTGGTACTGCGACTGTCGGCGCGGTTACTCTGATAACAATCGGGTAATCACCATCAGTTGTTGTAGCTATAGTTTGTGTTACACCTTCATAAAAACTACGATTTAACGCAGTATTAAATTGATATTCTGGATCTAAATCAGTTTCTACTAAAGACTTTGAACTATAAAAATTTACATACTTGTCACTTGAATATCGTGAACTATTATGAAAATCTAATGAACTTGTATAATAATATTTATATTCTTTGTTATATACTGATTTTCTATTATCCATTATAATTGCACCTGTCGGCTCACTAAATACTTTATTAGGACCTCCATATTTAGCTGAACCACTTATATATAAATTTCTATCGTGTGTCTCATCATAAGCAGTATTATAATTGTCATTTGCTGAAAAATTATATAATGCTGGTTGTCTAAACATTGATGCTGTAATAGTTGCCTCATAATTTGGATATTCTGTTTCAACTCGAACAAGTGAACGACTATCTTCATGTTCTGGTTCCATAACTGAAACATTTATTGTATCAGTATAATACGGTGTTGTAAAACTTGGATTACTTTGTTGTACAGGTGATTTTGGTCTTTCAAAAATATTACCTTCAATAAGTGTTCCCATATGAGTTTTAGCTCGTGCCGGTATAAGTTTACTAAGTTGTTTAAATACAGATTGATCATAATATTTTATAATGTGCATGTAATCCCAAAAATTAACACTACCCGATACATACTTTTTAAAATATTCATTAGCTACATTTGCTAACTCTGGATAAGTATCTTTAAAATTGTCTCGTGGGTCACCAAGATATTGATTAAAATCTAAGTTTGCGAATGACTCAACAATATCATTATTTACTACATCAGTAGGTGAAAAGTAAATTCCAAGTTTTGGTGAATCAAGTGGTGAAAAATCATTAGCACTTACATCATATCTATTATTTCTACTTAATAATGCTCCACTACCACTTAACACATTATTTTCTATTCTTATCTTAGTAGCCATTCTACGATTAGGACCGTGATTAGGTATTATTGTTTTTGTTTTATCTATTACAGTTTCAAATGTATTTTCCCCTCCAAATCCTCGAGCACTACCACTTTGAGTAGAAGTTTGATTTGCACTTATATCTCTAAGTTCATCTCCGTCTGATAAGGCTGAATTATCATCAAATGAAAATCTCCTTACTAAATTATAATAAGATGAAGATGGACTATTACCAACATATGATTTTGGATTCTCAACATGAGTATTAAAATATTGTTCCTTTAACGGTTCAGTCCATAATCTAAATTCCATTAATGACCCACCAAATCTGGAAGCATTAAATCTTCCTGAACCAGTCCCTATACTATGACCACCTAAATAAAGAGTACCACTACCTGTCCATGATGCATTATAAGATTGAGAGGTTGAACCAGTTATTTCCATAGTTGTTTTTGATGAATGTATTATTCTATCTAAACCCGCTTCATATTTTTTTACAAATAAATCATAACTAAAATTATCATTGATAGAATCTGTATTAGCTTGTACTTTTCTTAAAGATATATCATCCCAATAAATTGTTGAACGAGGTTTTAAATTTTCAAATCTTACACCTAACTTTGCAGTATTAGGAAACTTCATTGTTTTCTGTACTACAATTTGTTTCCATTCTGTTTCATTTAAACCAACTCTTTCAGAAGATTTTACACCACCATCTCTTAATTGATATTCAAACTCTTGGTCCCAATTAACAATTTCTTCATTCGAATCTAATTCAAATAAACTTAAACGACCTGCAGAGTCTACAGCGCTTGAAGAAACTTTAGCATATGCGGTAAACATATAAGTATCACCCATACTTACTGATGCTACTGATATGTTATCAGTTATATTATTAGGTGGTTTTTTATAAAATTTAGAAAACGAACTATCATCGTATGATGTATTTTCGTGACTTAAACTTTTAGTACCTGACCGTGCTACATTTGAACTACTAACAATTTTTATCTCACCGCTTTCAGCGTTATCAACACCTTTTATAAATGGTGGATTAAACAAACTAACAGTTTCAAATGATGGGAATGAAAATATCTCATTTTCAATTTTAGATTTTCTTAACATTACTGAATGATACTCACCATCAAATACTGGTAACAATGACGAACTAACTTCTTGTAATCCAAAAGAACCAGTTAACATAAATGAAACTGTTCCATAATTATCAGTTGAGTCATTGTCCTTTAATTTAATTGCCCATTCTGTATCTTTCTGAACAAGTATTTGATCTGACCCTGAAACTGCTCTGAATCTAAATTCAACTGTATCTGGTTTTCTACTACTATCAGAATCATCTGCCCAAGTAGTTTCTACATATTGTTCACCTTTAAATCTTAATGCTCTTGTAAATTTTCTTGCTATTTCAAATTCAGCTCTTTGATTTTGTTTTTGTAATCCTCCGTACTCTTTCACTCTCAATATAGAAGATGGTATACCATAACAATTCAATATACCTTTCAATGAACCAATTGTACCTTTAGCTTTTAATAAATAAGGTATAGCAGCTACTAATCGTTTTGTAATTTCTTTTGAGATATCCCCTTCAGGTGGTGATGACAATGAACCGGATGTATAAAGTGAATATGTAGTGCCACTAAGTTTTTGTCCAAACCCTACTCTACTTAAATCTAATAAATCTTTACCATCCTGTATATCCCAACCTAAAGATTTAGCTAAATTAAAAATTAAGTCTTTAGAAAATCCTTCACTCAAATCATTTTGTCTATCTGTAATATCAGCCATAGCTTGAGTATAAGTCCATATTTCATCAAACTGTTGACCTATCATATCAAGAAAATCAAAGAACTGTTTATTTTCTACATCTTCTTTTACATGAACTGGTAATAGATTTACTAATCTATTTGAATTATTAATATCATAAAGTGACGCACTATATAATTGACCCATTGATGCTGATACTGTACCGTACCAATTTATAAATGAAGCATTGGATGAAGTAACGGGTCTATATGGATCCGCAAATGTTCCTGATCCTGTCTTAGGCCACGTGGCGTCTGGAAATTCTCCCATTGAACTTGTTGTATATGATGAACTTACTTGATATAAATAAGTCTCATAACCATCTAAATTCTTTTTAATACCCCGTATTTTATTATCAACTGCTACTAAATCATTCTTAGAATTTGAAATACCCACTAATGAAGAGCTCTCAGCTGTATATGCTTCAAGTTGTTCAATTTTATATTTAAAGTTTTTTAATCTTTTTTCAGCTGAAGAAAAGTTAACAAAGTTTTCATAATTCGAATAATCTATATTCAGTTCAACAGATTTTTCAGTTAAGTATTTATCTTCAATTTCTTTTTGTAACTTTACATCTGTTGTAACTAAATCTTCATAACTTTGTAAATTTGTTGACCTTCTTGTTATTGGTGAATCTACTTGTGCTGTGTCGGGTACTCGTAACACCAACACATCTTCATCTTCTTGGTCATATGGTTTTAATTCAACTACTTCTGTTATTTGTGGTAAAACTTCTCTAGCTATGTATACTTTATCTTTTTCTTCTATATCATCAGGTAAAGGTTCATATAATTTAAATACCGCAGAATGTGGATATGTCTCAAATGTTTCACTATCAGTTTTTACATTTGTTGTAAGTAATAAATTTTCACCACCAAAGTGTAAATAAGTATTTAAATCTCTTTTATCACTTGTTTTAAATGTTACATTAACGTTTTCAAACTTATCTATTGGTTTTACAAATTCTTCAGTTATACTCAATTGAGATTTAAGACTATTCCAAGATTGATTTATTCCAATTTTGTTATCAGATATATCTGTAATAGTCGCTACGAATGGAACAAAAACTGGTATTGGTAAACCTAATCCTGGATCGGCTTCTGTAAGTGCCGTTTTATCAGCTACCATATCAACTTCAAAACCATAAATTCCTGCGGATACTGGTCTATCATCTTGATAACTTGATTGATTAATTCTAAACAGTTCTACAGAAATTACATATTTTCCTTCACTGCTTATTTTATTTCCAACATAATCACTACACGTAAATGTTATTTTTGATTCATTAGTACCTATATCTGCTACTTGATTATATGGTGTTTTTAATGTCCATCTATATTCTTCAATATTTCCCGTACCATACTTTGGAATTTCATTTAAATTTGCACTAATAGTGATAGATGCATTTAAAAGTCCGCGTATAGTTTCACCGGTTACTTCTAACCCATCTTCTATTATAAAATCTTTCTTAGCCATTTCTCTTTATCACCATGTAACAATACATGCTGGTAAATGTATTGTACTTGGTTGTCCGTCTTTAGGTTCAATAGTTAATTTAACACCCATATGAAAATTCTTACTCCATATTTTTACTCTAACTTCACTACCATTAGTAGAGTCTTCTGTAACCTTTAATAAGGAATTCTGTTCTGGTGTTGGTGATTCTATTGAAACATCTCCATCGTGACCACTTGAATGAGCTGATAGTTTCTTCCAGTCAGTATTTTTACCCCAATCATATCCAGTAATTTCCCATGTATATGTTGTAGATACATTTGGTTTACTTGAAACACTTTTTATAGAAAGTGTAGGATTTTTTGACGGATCTTTTTGTTTATATACGGGTGGGTCAAATATACTATATGCTAATTTATATATCCCTCTAAGATTCCTGGTTTCAGATTTAATCCCAGAATCATCAGCTGGGTATCCACTATCTTCAAGACCTACGAATCTATCATATATTCTACTCATGCTTCGATCACCTTGTACATATTCAGCGGCAGAATCATCAGAGATAATAAACTTTGCTTGAATCACATTACTTTCTACTTCGTTAGTTGGAGTAGTACCTGAACCTTGTGATGATCCAGGCGGTTCAATATATCTTTCAATAAATGCATTGTCTATTGATACAAACCCACCTACCATCTGTTTTATGATTGGGAAATTACCTTCTGCCTGTAATGTAGTACTATCAGGTTTCAATGCATCTGAATCTGCGGAAAAACTTAATAAATTAGGTAATGTTATTTTTTTAACTTGTTTTTGTGCATAATAAAAATCATTTAAATATCTATCATCTTCTATAGGCTGTGGTGCTAATCGTACTTCTTTTCTTGACGGTGATATTTCATGTATAAAATATTTATACTCTTTTAAAAATAAAACTTTAGCTGTATCTGAATGTGCTCGTCCTGTCATAATAGTACCACCTGGCATTGTATGATATTCACCGAACCATCTATTACCTTGAGAATCAACTAATATTGTTTCGTATGAACCTGCAGCTTTTCTTAAAAAATTATATTTTACAACATACCTACCTCTATCATAACCCATTTTTCTAAGAATAGTACCTGTATTTAATTTTACTCCGATATCATTATCATATGAATAATCACTTGGGTCAGCGATACCACTTTCTATAAAATTATTATTTGTATCATAAATTAAAACTTGAATATAATCATTTGAGTTAGTAGTAAATTCACCACCCAAATAAGCATCTTGAGCTGAAGCCAAATCTATTGTTTGACCCGTATGTAAAAGTTCTAAATCTTTTTCATTTAATCTACTCATTATTCTACAGGTTCTCCATCAGGGATAGTCTCTAATACAGTTTTATTGAGAGTCTTCAATCCTCCTAATGCATATCCTCTACCATAATATGTTGCCAAATCTGGAAATATTCTTTTTTGATTAGTGTCTATAAGCCATCTCCTAAAATCTTTTGCATCTTCATTTGTAACTACATCACCATTCTCTATATCATCTGGTAACTTTTCAGCAAACTTTGATTCAGCTAATTCTGAAATACTTCTATCTACTACTTTTTCTAATGTTTTAGTTTTTATATATCTTGGATAAAAATAATTATTTAATGTTTTTACTGACTCTTGTTGTTCTACAGTCAAGTAAGTATTATACAACGAGTTCATATTATTGCTTAATTGAGCATCTTCTATACCAGCTGTAGATATTATATCTTCAAAAGAATAAAGAACTCCATTTTGTCTAAACCCAGTTTCAGCGTATTCTTTTAATTCTTTTAAATATTTAGTTCGAAGACCTTTTACAAAAGACTGATAAAAATCTATGGTTTCTAATTCTGGTTTTGTGTAAGGCATTACAGCGATACCTTGAACGTAAATCCCTCATCAAAATATTGGTCAAGTTCTTCAACTGTTCCACTACCACTTACAACTCTATACTGTATAGAATAATATCTTTCAGGTTGATATCCGTCTAACCACAAGTTAAAATAATTACCAGTTGAATCACAACTTAGTTTTGAACCAGTTCCATATGGAACTATAACATCATTAGTTTCAGCATCAACTATAGAATAAAATGATGAAGTACTTGGTAAATATTTTACATTTAAATTAGAGGGTGTTGTTGAATATGTTTTAGCTGGAAATCTTTCTCTACCTACAAGTCTAAATCTTGCTTTAGATTTCTCTTTATATTCAGGTCTTAATCCTTTCATATAAATTGTCATATCTTCTAAAGCAGAACCTGTTAATGCTGATAATGATCCTGTTGACCATTTAGAATCATCCCAAACAACTTCTAATGTAGGTGGATATATTGTATTAGTGTTAGATGAAAAGAATGCAAAACTACCTAATCGAGCTGTACTACCTTCTGAAGCTGAAGGATCAGCATTTCCTATACTACCACTTCGTTTAATCATAAAACCATCATTTACAATTGAACCACTTAACCATTGATTTACAAGTAATGTAACATTCATTCTCATATCTTTAGTATTATGGTCATAAGAATGTGAGGCTTCAAATCCACTTCCACTCCACCAAACTCCACCTGAAGAGCTTACAGTTGAAGACCATGTTGTACCATTACTATCACCNTATCTATATTTCCAACTCGCNCCNTCAGCTGTTTGTGGATTNTCGTATGAACGACCTGTACCCATATCCCAAGAACCACTAACTGGATATGCATATAAACTTTGTGATGTTGCCAATGCTTTTGGATTAGCGTCATACAAATTTAAAAAATATTTAGGATTTGTTATTCTATTATTTACAATTGATTCTGAAATATACGTTAAATCAAATTTCATTAAAATTCGAGAAACGTCTACAGTTGCTCCAGTCTCACTAACGTTTTTTCTAATTTCTAATACTTCATCTAAACCCGCGTTCAAACTGGAACTGGCTTCGAAAAGAGTTGTGTCTTTTTCTGGAAATAAAAAATAATGCATTTACTTACTCCGTTATACCCAAACTATCACCAACAACTTTACCTTTAATATCGGCGTTGGGGTATTTAACTTCAAAAATACTTGGGTCTAAAGCTGGATATAAAACACCGTCAATTAAACTACTTCTTATATCATAGTAGTTACCAGAATATCCTTCTCCAGGTTTATATCTGTTTTCAATAACAACAGGTAATTTTTCAGGATTATTATCTGTAGGAGCTACAACTGATGCTACACCATCTACTAAAGATAATTCATAAGCTATATCAGACATAATAATTGGTTGACCTATTTGCCATCTATCAACATCGAAAAAATCTTTAACTGAGGCTACGCATCTTAAAAGTACATCATTTTTATTAAAACCTGCTTTTGTTAAGATAGCAAAATTAACTGCAATGTTAATTATATAAGCATCTTTAATATTAACAGCATCTGTAGCTAATCTGAATTGTGATAGATAAGTTTTTAAATTTTCTTTAACAGTTTGATTTAATGATGTTAATTTTTTATTTGAATCATATCCTAAAGAATACATATTCATTGCTAACGGATTAGGTGTTCTAACTTGTAATGATTTTATTGTTCTTTCATTATCAACATCTTCTTGAGTTACTTTTCTTTCTAATTCATCAGTACCTATAGACTTATTTAATTGGTCATCTTGTACTAAATGAGTTTTAGCTATACTACCATATTTAGGTGGTAATGAATATGCTCTTACAATATAATCTTCTTTTGTTACAGCTCTACTTTGAGCTTGAAAAAANGCNAATGCNTTTTCTCTAACTTCTCTAATTGATTCACCNGCTGACCCACCTGTAGCTGGTTTTGGATTAGTAAATGATACTGAATCTTTTGCATCTTGAACTAATGATGTTGTTAACAAACTATCTTGTATTGTATATGTGATGTTTGATATATCCGTAATATCATTAGCATTTACATTATCATCTATACCACCACCGTAAGCATATCTTACACTAAGAGTTGTAGCAGCTGGTGCTAATCCAAAAGTTTTAGTTTTTAAAAAGTTACTTGGATCAAAAGCTGTTGTTAAATAAGTAGGACTACCAGGTAAGGTTGACCCAACCATATCTGGATTCGGAATTATTTCTTCATCTGCGTTCTCAGATATTCCTGCTCCAAATCTAAGAACTGTTGAATCATTTTGATCAATATAACTTGTAAATCTTCGTGATGTTTTATTTAATTTTAAAATATAAGGTGCAGTATCTTTATTAGTTACTGATGTAGGGTCATTAGTAGAATTATTTTCCATGTCAACAAAAACTGTATCTCTAGCCAACGAATCAACTTCATGCCATGCATTACCGTCACTATCAGTTACAGATATTATCTCTATAACTTTAGGATTTGATAATTTAATTTGACTATATTTTTCTGCTGTACCAAATGTAAAAGTTTCTGTAGTTATATTCCCACTCTCAGCTTTAACTTTCTTTTTCAATAAAAACTTTGTAGGAGCTCCTGAATCACTTTCGAATATTGTAATTTCACGTGGGTCATAGGAACTTGAAAATTTAAAGTTACAATCTTCTAATGTTCTAAACGTTGTACCAGTACTTGTTGATTTAACTTGTACTCCCGCATTAACAGTTAATGCATATCTTTCATCAGGTTTCTCATTCAATGCTGGAATAGTTTGAAATACATCTAACACAACATTTGATGGTGCCGTAACATTTGGCTTGTATCCAAATGACTGAGCTATGTTATAAACGTTTCGTTTTTCTTCCGCGTATGCAAGTAACGATTCTCTAAATTGTGAATCAATATAATAAGAAAGTACATCACCAACATATGCTGCCATTTCTATGAACATCATTCCAGGTGATGCCTCATTAAAATCATTATATGTATTTGGGAAATATACTTTAGCGAACTCTATAAGATTATCTCTAAAATCACTAAAATCTTTATTAAGATAATTTACTTGTTTAACTACATTCTTTTTTATACTTGTTCGGGCCATTTAATTACTCCTAAACTCGCTCTGCTGTATAGCTTGCATCTACTGTTATTGCTTCTTGTGTTTGTGGATTCAATGTAGTAGAAAATTTTATTTCCACATGAATTTTATTTTGATCTTGTTCTTCAGTTAATGTATTAACTTCTTGTATATTAATATACGGTAACCAAATTGAAACTGCCTGTTTTACTTCTTCTTCAAGTTTAACTGGTAATTCATCATCTATTTGTTCAAAACATAATGCTCTTAATCTACTACCAAATTCAGGTTGTCCTACTCTTTCACCTGGAAATGTCAATAGTAAATTTTTTAAATTATGTTTAGCCTGTTGTAATGAAGTCTTTGTCATTGCAAAGTCATTAAATCTATCTCGTCTTATAGGAAAAGATAAACCAATATAAGTATTAGGATTTAAATCAGTTTCTAATGCGGACATTTATTTTCCTTTTTTATCCATGGCTTTCATTAAACCAGAATAATCTCTTGTTAAAGCATTTGTTATATGTTCAGGAACTTCACCTACAGACTTACCCGCTTTTTGTAAAGTATCTACTGCTACCATATCTCTTCTAACCTCTTCTGGTTTTCCATATCCAAGAAGTTCAGTCATACGACTTGAATCAAATGCTTCACCACTCATTGTTGGATATTCTTCTAATTGTTTATCTGTTTTTGAAAGTCCAACTGTTTCATTTAAAACTTTATTTAAAGTCTTATTAGATGAATAACTAATTTCTTCTTTTTTAGGTTTTGGTTTTTTTACTACCGCGTCTTGAAGTAAAGGTGAAGTTTCTTCTTTTATAAATATCTTTTGCACTTCTTTTTTTACTTCCTTACGGACTACTTCTTGTATTATTTTCATTAACTCTTTTTTTGTCATAATAACTCCTATGTTGTTTTTACTTTATTACTTAACATTGTATTATTAACTAATTTTGTTTGTAAAGCAAGTATACCGGCTTTAAAAGGAACCACGGCTGGCCCACCACCTGTAACAATTACTCCAGCTGGTGTGATAGCTGCCATAGCATTTGTAAAGGTTATATCCAAGTCCGTTAAAAAGTCATTTAAAAATGATTTTAAATCATCACCCCTTACTACGGGTTGATTAGCACCATTACCTATTTTTATTTGATCAGAATTTAAATTAATAGATTGATCTCCAATAATTCTAACTTCACCATTTTCACCACTTCCTTTAATAAATATACCGTCAGATTTTATTAGTATTTTTTTACCCTTAATTTGTTCACCGTCAAACTCTGTACCTGATAATCCGTCTGATGTTAAATAAATTGAACTATCATCTG